CAGAGACAACTGCTGCGGTATTCATGGTAGGAGAAAAAGATGCAAAACGATTAGGAGGCAAATTTTTTAGACCATGGGAAGATGTAGCAAATGTAGGTTATAGAGATGGGGCATACACATTAGTTGCACCTCATGTATCTTTAAAGGTTCCTGGTATAGGAGAAATGTCTGGAACAACATTAAGACAATCATTAGCAAATGCTAATGCAGGCATGTTCAAAGACATAATGAAGTTTTATAACAAATCAATACATCAAATGGTATTAGATAAATTTAAAAATTTACAAGAAGAAACTATAGGAAACTTTTTATTGAAATATCCTATCAATGAAGTATCATTGAATTCAGTAGGTAGCAATACGGATGTAGATGATGGCCCTAGATATTTTTATGGAAGTCAAACTGCATATGAACAGTCATCTAAAAAAATGGCCGAATCATTAGGATATTCAGTATTAAATTATATTATGGACGGTGGCATGTCAGAAATAGGAAATACAAATTTTCCAGATGGGCCTCCATTAGGTGTTTCATATTTTCCAGTAGGAGATGCGGGATCATCAATGTCTGGAACAGATTATACCGGTAACATAAAAGGTAAGCCTGCATATAAAAAATGGCAAAGTTACATAAAAAATATTGCAACTAATGTTGGATATAACTTTTTAGACTTCTTAGGAGCAGAAGATGCAATAGATAGTACAAAAAATGATCCAATGAAACCAGAACCATTAGTACAAGAACAGTCATTAACAAAACAATGGTGGTCATCTATAATAGAAGAAGTTACCAGTTTAAATGAAAATATTTTAACAGAAGCATCTGCAAATACACATTTAACTCATTTAGAAGAATTATTAATCACCCAAGGTGCACAAGGATATAAATTAGCCAAATCATTTTTATTAGAACTTATTAGGAATTTAAAAGGTAATTCTAATGCAAAAGTTAACACATCCGTTAAATGGGACGGAGCACCGGCAATCTTCACCGGTATTAATCCTGACAATGGTAAATTCTTTGTAGGAACAAAGTCCGTCTTTAATAAAGATCCTAAGATTAACTACACAAAAGAAGATATAGAACGTAATCATGGCCAAGCCCCGGGCTTAGCAAAAAAATTATTAGAAGCCTTAGAATACTTTCCATCATTAGGTATAAAAAATATTCTTCAAGGTGATTTCATGTTTGATAAACAATCTGTTAAAACACAGTCAATTGATGGCAAACCTCATTACACATTCAAGCCTAATACTATTACATATGCAGTTGATGCAGATTCTAAGTTAGGAAAACAAATTGCAAGATCAAAAATTGGTATAGTATTCCATACAACATATAAAAATTTACAGAGCGGAGCATCTTTTGGAGCAGATGTGAGCGGATTACGTAAAAATCCTAATGTATGGTATGATGATGCATTTTTCAAAGATACAACGGGTACAGTATTATTAACTAATAATGAAGCCAAAGAAGTTCTAAATAAAATTAAACAAGCAGATTCTATAAAAGTTAATTATAAAGAATTGCCTGCTGCATTACTAAATGTATATGTTAATAGCGAAATAAAAACAAATAGATTTTTAGAAAATCCAGAAAAATCATATGAAGCATTTGTAGAATGGACACAAGGAAAAATTGATAAAAGAATAGAAAAATTAAAGTCAGTTAAAGGCAAAGAAAAAGCAACATTAGCAGGACAACAACAAAGAGCTAATATAGAATCAAGGAAACAAGATATTATCAATTTATTTAGAGTATCAAAATTATTTGCAGATGCAAAAATGATATTTGTAAATAAATATAATTCTGCTATATATACAACAAAACATTTTGTTGATGATGGCCAAGGAGGTCTTAAGGTTACTGCACCAGAAGGGTATGTAGCAGTTGATCGTATTGGCAATGGAGTTAAGTTAGTTGATAGGCTAGAATTTAGTAGAGCAAACTTTGCAATGGATAAAGGATTTACTAAATAAGTTTAGTATATTTATATTAAATACATGAAAAGGAACAACATGAAAGAAATAAAATTACGTGAAATAATACGTAAACAAATTATAAAAAGATTATCAGAAGCCCCTGATTCATTTACATCTAAAGTAGGGTCATCTGTATCAGGTAAATTGGGCGGAGCAAAAGCTGCACTAAATCAAGGCCTAAAAAAGATTGATGTAAGTAGAGTATCTAAATTACCAAGGTCTCAGAAGATCAATTTATTAACAGCATTATTACAAAATGTAGGTGTATCTGCCAAAGATTTTGAAGCAATTAAATCTAGAGTAGGAAGACAATTATCATCTGCAGATAATGCAACGGAAGAATCAATTGAAGAAGCAGTACCGGGTCTAGTTGATAAGAGAATGGGACAATTTACAGATGAATTCAAATCTAAGATGAAGGGTAAAAGTCCTGAACAACAACAAAAATTAGTTATTAAATTAGTAAGCGGATTAGATATAAAAGGTAATGATGCAACATTTATTGCTAAATTGAAAAAAGCTTTAAAATAAAATAGTATGGCAGCAGAAGACAAGTTACAAAATGTAAAAGCGGTCAGACAGATGATCGATGGTACACATAAATCACAAACTAGAAAAACTCATGGATTTTCAGATGCGGCAGCAACTGCTAAACGAAATGAAAAACATGAGATAGGCGATATATGGGAAGAGACTGACCCAAAATCAGGCACCATATGGAAAATAACTCAATTTGATGGATTCCGATCAAAAGTTCCTGCGAATAGTGTACGTGAAGAAATTAATGAAATATTAAATGTTCCTAAGACATGCCCAACATGTGACCAAAAAATGAAAGATGTAGATGAAGAACATTTAAATTTGAAAATGTACTTTATACATAAAAAATGTTTTTCATGTGTAATTAAAGAAGAGACGTTAATTAAAGCAAAAGGCAAAGAAGCATGGGAAGATTATTCCAGAAAGAAAATGTTAGCAAATGCCAAATCATGGATGTCGGATGTTGATAAAGAAGTTGAAGAATTAAAAAAAGCTGTTACAGAAACGTATTGGCAAAATGCTGATGGTAGAAGTGAAGACATAGATGTTTCAGCATATATGAAAAAAATTGATAGTGATTATCAATCTTTAAAAGAAGAAATTTTAAATAATTTGGAATCTAAAAATGGCAACTAAATCAGAAATAACAAAAATGGGTAAAGAACTCGACAAAGTTGTAAAGGATATACAATTACAATTAACTGCATGGAAAAATGCTGGCGACGATATATCTAAATCTAAAGCTGTACAAATGTTAAAAAAATTAGGCAAAGATAAAGTTTTACTCAATAAAAAATTAGATGATGCAACGTTAAGTTTAGAAAAAGACGTTGAATTACAATTAAAAGAACACATCGATATAGTTTTAAATGATATAATAAACAATGAACACTAAGCCAAATATATATTCCATTATAACACTTGCAATTGTTTTATTTATTGCATATACATACTTTTATAAAAAAGAAGATAATACATTTGATTTAAGAGAACAAGTATTGCAATCACAAATTGATAGTCTAACTAATACAGTTGTAGAATATAAACACGAACGAGATTCATTAGATAATAATATACACAATTTAAATGATTCCTTAAATTTGTTACAATCTACTCTAGTCAACAAATCAAATCAAATTTACAAATTAAAAAAGAAATATGCTAAAAAAATTAAACATATTAATACTTATACTGTCAGTGACGTTAACAAGTATCTCTCAGACAGATACTCAAAATGATTCAATAGTTTGTGTTAGTAAATGGCTAATGCATAAAGTAATACAGGATTTGGAAATTGGAGATCTCGCAAAGGAACAAATAGTTATAGAACGTCAAATACATAAAACATTAGAAAAACAATTAGCAATAAAAGATACTATTATATCATCATATAAACTAAAAGAATCAAATTTTCAAAATGAAATGGATGTTATTACAGAAGTAATGAAATTAAAAGATGGTCAGATAGCTGTTGCTAAAGATGAGACAAAACATTACAAGAAACAACGAAATTTATTCGGTGTTGGGGGCGGTGGAATTATTGCCTTAATTATTTTGATTTTGTTATAATTTTTTATATATTTAACTAAATGGCACAGAAATCCCTAAAAGAAATAGTAAAAGAAGAATACAAGCGATGTGCAGTTGATCCTGTACATTTCATGCGTAAATATTGTATTATACAACATCCTACTAAGGGCAAGATGTTTTTCAATTTATATCCATTTCAAGAAGAGGCATTAACTGATCTAAAAGATCATAGATATAATATAATATTAAAATCTAGACAATTAGGTATATCAACATTATCAGCCGGTTATGCATTATGGTGTATGTTATTTAAATCAGATTACAATGTATTGGTTATTGCAACTAAACAGGATGTAGCAAAAAACTTAGTAACTAAAGTAAGAGTAATGCATGATAATTTACCTAGTTGGTTAAAGGGTAAAAGTGTAGAAGATAATAAACTTTCATTAAGATTTAAAAATGGCTCGCAAATCAAAGCAATATCTTCAAAAGGAGATGCTGGTAGATCTGAAGCGTTATCATTATTGGTAATGGATGAAGCAGCATTTATAGATCGTATAGATGAAATATGGACTGCAGCACAACAAACATTAGCAACTGGTGGAGGAGCTATAATGTTATCTACTCCTAATGGTACTGGAAATTTATTTCATAAAACATGGAATGATGCAATGTCCGGCGGTAGATTTAATGCAATCAAATTGCATTGGACAGTACATCCAGAACGAGATCAAATATGGAGAGATGAACAAACTCAACTATTAGGAGAGAAGGCAGCAGCACAAGAATGTGATTGTGATTTTATTTCCTCAGGACATACTGTAGTAGATGGGCCTATTATACAATGGTATGAACAAACATATATAGAAGAGCCGAAAGAAAAAAGAGGCTTCGACGGAAATTATTGGATATGGGATTATCCAAACTATACAAAAGCATATACAGTTGTTGCAGATGTCGCTAGAGGCGATGGAGCAGATTATTCGGCATTCCATGTATTAGAAATTGAATCAATGACTCAAGTTGCAGAATACAAAGGCAAACTGGGTACTACCGAATATGGTAATATGTTAGTTGCTATTGCAACGGAATGGAATAATGCATTACTAGTAATTGAGAACGCAAATATAGGATGGGCAGTATTACAGATTGCAATTGATAAAGGATATGAAAATTTATATTACTCATACAAACAAGATGCATATATAGATGAAGACGTACATTTAGCTAAAAATTATGATTTAAAAAATAAATCACAAAAAGTTCCTGGATTTTCTACAACATCACGTACTAGACCATTAATTATTTCAAAGATAGAAACATATTTTAGAGAAAAATCTCCGATCATACGAAGTAAACGTTTAACAGATGAAATGTATGTATTTATATGGAACGGACAAAGAGCTGAGGCACAAAGAGGCTATAACGATGATCTAATCATGGCATTTGGAATTGCATTATGGGTACGAGACACAGCATTACGATTGCATCAGCAAGGCGTAGATTTGTCTAGAAAGGCTATAGGCCATTTAGGTAAGTCTAGTGGGATGTATACAGGTACCGGTAATCAAAACAATACATGGCAGATGCAAGCTGGTAAGGACAAGGAAGATCTAAATTGGCTTTTAGATTAACAAGATATTTATATAAAAAGAAAAATTGATATGGCAAATACATCATTAAGAGCTCGATTAGGTCGTCTCTTTTCAACTAACGTAATAGTAAGACGAATTTCAAAAAATCGTTTGCGTGTAGTCGATACTAATAAATTACAATCTGACGGGGCAGTATCGAATTCATACATTGATAGATTCTCAGGATTACAAAGAGGACAATCCGGGTATGGCGGCTACAATCAAACAATGAACTTTCATCAATCTAAATTGGAATTATTTTCCGATTATGAAGCAATGGATATGGATCCAATACTAGCATCAGCATTGGACATATATGCAGATGAATGTACAGTTAAAGATACAGAAGGTGATACATTAACTATATCAACACAAAATGATGAAATTTTAAAAGTATTGAAAAATCTATTTAATGATATACTTAATATAGATTATAATTTATGGCCATGGATAAGAAATGCTTGTAAATATGGCGACTTTTATTTACATTTAGATATTGAAGATGATATTGGTATAGTTAATGTTACTCCGTTATCATCATATGAAGTACGTAGAGATGAAGGATATGATGAACAAAATCCATATGCATATAAATTTACATTAGAAGGATCCCATATGGCATATTCATCTGGCGGTCGTCAAAATTCGTCAGAATTTAATAATTACGAAATTGCACATTTTAGATTATTATCAGATACAAATTTTTTACCATACGGCAAGTCAATGATTGAACCTGCTAGAAAAATATTTAAACAATTAACTCTTATGGAAGATGCAATGCTTATTAATAGAATAATGAGAGCTCCAGAGAGAAGAATTTTTAAAATTGATGTAGGTAATATACCACCAGCCGAAGTAGATACTCATATGAGAACTATCATTGATAAAATGAAAAAGATTCCATACATGGATGAAAAGACCGGAGAATACAATCTTAAATTTAATATGGAAAACATGTTAGAAGATTATTATTTACCAGTAAGAGGTGGAGAATCAGGAACATCTATCGAATCATTGCCTGGATTATCTAATGATGGGCAAATTGAAGATATTGAATATTTACGTAACAAACAAATGGCAGCTTTAAAAATACCAAAAGCATTTTTGGGATATGATGAGGGAGTAGAAGGTAAAGCTACTTTAGCAGCTGAAGATGTTAGATTTGCAAGAACTATAGAAAGAATACAAAAAATATTTGTTTCAGAACTTACTAAAATTGCAATTGTACATTTATATTCACAAGGATTTAAAAATGAAGAATTAATAGATTTTTCATTAAATTTAACCAGTCCGAGTATAGTTTATGAAAAACAAAAAGTAGAAATATTTAATGATAAGATTGGTTTAGCTACAAACATGAAAGATAGTACATTATTTTCAGAAAAATATATTTATGAAAATATCTTTAATATGAGTCCTAGTGAATGGCAAGCAGAACAAGACCAAGTTATACAAGATATTAAAGCAGACTTTAGAAAAGAACAGATTAAAGCAGAAGGTAATGATCCTAAAAAGACTAATATGAGTTTTGGAACACCGCATGATATAGCTTCAATGCATGTAGCTACTAAAGGAGACTTAATGCCTGGCGAAAAGCAAGAACATGTTGCTGGCCCCGGCGCGCCGAAAAAGCCTGGAACAAATTTAGATGCAGCAGTAGCAGGAAGAGATCCATTAGGAGCTAAAGATATGAGTAGTACTTTTGCAACCGATAAAAATCCGTTACAACATACATATAGAAAGACAAATCCTTTAAGTTTAGAGGTCAAGTCATTTATATCATCTTTAGACCAATTACAACAAAC